CCTCAGAAGAATGATAAGTTTGGTATCAAGATCCGAGGTGCATTTTCCACCCGCGATGAAGCCGCGAGCCACGCGAAACGACTTCAGGCGGGAGATGCTACATTTGACATTTATGTAGTGGACATGTACAAGTGGCTCCTCATCCCACCCGATCCCTCTAAGATCGAAGATGCGCATTATACCAACGAGAAGCTCGAAGAATTGATGTCCGGATACAAGGAAAATCAGGCCATGGCTGCACAGATGTTCTCCGAACGTAAGCGTGATATGATGGCTGTCAAGGCGGGTGGTGATGGAAAGGAAACGTACTTCAAGGCTGGGGATGAAAATTCACAATATTACAACAAACCTGACGAAGCACCTATTAGCCATCCGGGTGAGATCATCGAACGCTTGAAGCGTGAGAAGCCCGACGCACCTATGGAAGAATTGGTAAAGGAAGCTGACGCGATTGTCGCCGTTGAGATTGAAGAGCGGCGTAAGCAGAGGGAAGCAGCATTGACCATCATAGAAGGGGATGAAGAGGAAGAAGTTAGTACTACTGAGAAAACAGAGTAGTCATAATAGTAATAAAAAACTATTTTAAAATTAAGAATCAACAGTGACTCGAATCAAAAGTGACTCGAGTCACTCTAGTAAAAAGTTTGACTCCGACTCAAGAATCATACGAAGGAGTATATATATAAAAATAATTTATTTCACTTTTCATATTATTAAAATCTGCCCTTTTAATAATACGATGAATGTCGAGTATATATCCGTGTATAAAAAAGCGATTCGTAATTTACCCATTACAAACATAGATGATTTAGATGATGAAACGCGTATAGCGTCTGAAATAATTAATGAAGGGGTTGTCCGCCCAGTAATTACCAGTAGAGTGATTGTCGATTCTACAGAACCTATATATGATTATGCCCCATTTTCACCCATGGCGAAGGATAACTGGCTGCATAGTTTTTCCCATAAAGAAGCCTAATATAAACGCGACGAATATAACAACGTATGCAACTTTATCGAGAGATGACAGAATGTCATTAGGTTTGGGTGGTTCGTTAATATGTTGAGGTGGGCCCATATATTGTGGGGGAGGGTGATAATAGTACTGCTGATCATCATCTGGCTGCTGTAGATGATTTTGTATGGGTTCGCTATCATCGCGTTCAAGTTCTTTATCCAGTACTTGCGAATTATATTCAATAGGATTTCCAAGTTCTGTTTCCATATACATACTATTTATTCTATCTTTTAAGCTTCGTTTTCCTCTTCACTCTCTTCATCTTCATCGGTGTCATCGACAACAAACCCTTTTAAATTACCGTCTTCGTCGCCATCGCTGTCATCACATTCATCTTCCGTTTCAGTCTCACAAAGATCTTCATCGGAAACTTCATACTCTGTATCGTGTTCATCATCGTCGAAATCATCATCGCAGTTGATTTCAGTCGGTTTCATAAGTTCAGGGGCTTTAGATACTCTCCCTGATCGAGTTTTTACGTTTAAAGTGGTCATATAATGATTTTAAGTCACTTCCTTTTAAATGTATTTAGGTGTAAAACCAACCCCTTGATTAAGCGCTTCTTTCATCAATAGTAGTTCGAATTCATACCCTAAACGGTACGAAATCCCCCCAAGCTCATTCATCACATCGGCGTCCATGGGTGACATATAAAGAGGTATATCATTTAGAACCTTTAACGCCTTTTCGAGATATACTTGCGATAGTTTAACACGCGTCCTGTATTCTTTCGCTAATTGTATTAATGCCAAGAATGTCTTATACGTTACTTCGTGTATACCTGAATATTTATGCGTTTCCATGATTACATCGTTTATAGAAACTAGAGATGTATCTAAGCGCGTGATCTTAGATAAAATATACGCGAATGCACCGATCACTATAAGGAACATCATCTTATAATAATCTACTGATTTTATCTGACAAATTATGTTCGCGTGGTTTACACGAACACACTTGTAAAATCCGTTTTTTATATATTTTAAATTGTGTGTTTATATTCTTACATGTAGTACACGTAAAGTCTGTGTTGACGAGTTGAATATTTTTAGTTTTTTTAGTAATGCTCGAGACACGGGTCGTTTTATCTCCAATCATGTGACGATTTATAAACGACTGTAGTAAATCTGCTATTTCTACAGAATCAACCTTCTTCTCCTCTACACACGGGGTACACACATTCTGTGGCATTGAAAACATTGGAGGTGTATACCCCTTGGGGTACAATTGGTCGAAAATCTTGGCTGGAAGTGTATGCTTTCTACCGTAGAAATCTTTACAAAACCCATACCGCCGCCCTTTCATCGTTTCGCACGTACAGAAACACTTTTGTATGATCACGTGTCCTTCAATACGAAACCATACGTGATTAGACCCGTGGTCTCTTTGAAGATTTTCACAATATTTAGACGTGGTTGATATGAGGTATGAATTCTTATCGCTGAACATTTTCGTGATGAGTGCACGCCCCTGGCCATCCATGTTTTTCTGAATAAAAAGTTCAACGTCCCGAGTCACCGCTTCATTTTGGAAAATGTTTTTAGTCTCCTTTAAAGTGAACGCCCCCTCATCACGTGTCGATCCTTCGACCACTACAACCTCTTTATTTTCCGTTCGAAGTGTCGCCATGTGCATAATTTCTACGCATGGCTCTTGTTCAAAAATATGAGAAAGTTTCCCATTTTCGTGTGTATAGTTGAGTACAGGTATATATTCTCCTTGATATTCACCCTTTACATATTTATGTGCCCATGGCATTCGAAACCCACTCCCCTTTACGTTACGTTTTCCACCACCGTATACAGCAGTATCGACAATATCACCCCACGGTTTCCCGGGAAACAAGAGAGACAGTGATGAAACGATATGCGAATGTAACGCCATAGCGGAACCGTGATCCACTACGAAACCCGGCCAATTCATATGAATTCCATATTTGATTGTAGATCCGTGTGGTTTTGGTTTTGCGACGGAAATGAGAACATCTTTCCCACCAAAATGGGTTACACGATCGCATATTGTTTGTACATATTCCTTTAAACGATCGAACGGTATATCTTCATCATCTTTATAATCTAAATCGACGAAAAAGTTATACGTATCTGTTTTCTGTTCAACGACGCACACTTTCTCACCAGACTTGACAGCCTTGACATATTCGTCATAAAATTCATTCAACCTATCAAAAGGAACAGATAGACGGCCACCGTCCATGAGCACATGTGATAGATTGGAGCTATTCGAAAACCCCTGTTTTCGACACCATGATCTAAACATACTTATTTGTATGTCGTGTTATTTTTTTAATACTCTTCTTCGTGCCATATCGAAGTTCTACACGAAACATCCCTGAATTCCTCCTCCTCGGAAGCTAACTCCTTCTTAAGTGTTAGTAATTCGTACACTGTTTTGTTTCGTATTTCTTCTATATATTCATCCGCTCGTCTTTCCATGTAAGATTTACGATCGATCAGTATTTGTTTAATCTGTAAAAGAATGTAATTCTTCGACTTCATTATTTTATACGGAATGTTTTTCTATCGAGAGAAGTCACGCAAGCGTAAAATTCTGGATTTTCAATAACATTATGTTTTATTCGTTCCCATCGTCGCCGGGAATTAAATTCCGGTAACGTATCAAAACTCATAAAATCATTTTCATCGTATGTTCTCTTCATCTGTATTTTTTTTGTATGCATTTTATATTTCTCTTCATTGAATTTTCTAACAAGATCAGCCTGTTCAAATTTAGAATACCCGACAAAGAAAATGAAAACAGTGTATTCAAGATCGACTGTAGCACTCTCCTTTACATTAAAAGTAAAGCTCGTGTACTCGCCTTCTTTTAATGAAACGACTCCTCGCGTTTCCTCCTCGAGCTCCCTGAGAGCTGTTCGTAATGGGGTGAATATTTCTCTTCTACGACACCCACCGGTTACAAATATCCACTCTTTAAATTGTTTATCTCTCACCGTAAGAAAACGGGGTGTATCTCCGGCGAATGTGACGGGAATGGCTATAGCTTTATGTTTCTTCATTGCTCATTAGCTTCTATAATCCCCTGATAAGTTTATTCGGAAGAAATATCCACAGGACTTTGTCCTCGCGTCACACGTTTTTCGGGTGTTTTAGGTTTGGGTTGAGCTCCCGGTGCCGCTTGTGATTTCGCCTGCTGAGACGCTTGTGCCTGTCTATTCAGTTGTACCTGACGTTTCATTTGTTCCTGTTGTTCCATAAATTGCTTTTCTTCTTCTTTAACTTTATCAAGAAACGAGGTAATTTTCGTGATTTCTTCTTTAGAACCCCTAAGTTCCCTGTACATATATACAGAGGCTGCGATACAGACTATGACAGCGAGAACCGTAGCCGTTTCCCTGTCAAAGGCGAACATTTTGTGATTAAAATACTCGTCTTGTTTTTAAGTAGATACAATAGCACCCAATTTAGACGTTTCACCTTGGGGGCACTCATATCCTTTTTGACCAAATTGAACTTCCTGGTAATGACCTTCTTTACAGGGTGCGTTTTCTGTGGGTATGTATTTATTAAGTGTTCCGGATTTAGGATCGTAGGTGATCATAAACACGAATGCTAGGAGAAAAAGAAGTCCCCACATTTACTATTATATGGGATTTAATTGGAGTACATAAGACCACCCATACCATTTTCGATACGGAGGATGTTATAGTTGACAGCGTACAAACTACCGTTGAATGTACCAGCATCAGACACCAAACGGGCACTGTCTACACGTGAAAAATTCAAGGTACCTGTGGGCTGGAGCTTTGACGTATCAAGGCAGAACGGATACAGGAAGTGGGTCGCGATGCTACTGTTCATAGTGCTGAACGGGGTATGGTAATACATGGATGCGGACGTGTAGTGAGGGCTCGCCATCTTCGCATCGCCGACATCTGTACCGTTGATTTGAAGTATCACCTTACCACCAGCAATACCGTAATCGGCACCTGTAGGCAGACCAGTGGCGGGGGTTACACCCACAGCCGCGATGAACTTGACGGGGTGGTTCAAGTTGAGCTCTTGGATCAAATCCCCCGAAGCGACAGCCTCTTGCGTCTGAGTGATGAGCATGTTATGCGGCGCTGATGAAACCGCCGTACGTTCATCGGTATCCAAATAGATGAATTGCGCGTGCACTTCATAATCCTTCGCCGCGACAACGGTATTCCATGAGATTCGGATCTCGACATCATGATACTGGAGCGCCACGAGCGGGAGTGCCGACTGGGCATTTTCGCAAAACGAAAAGCGGAGCGGGTAGAACCCAGATTTGTCAGCCGAGGCGGCCGCGAGAGACTTGGAGTACGTTTGAGAAAGCATGGCGGGTGCGATTTCTTGCGAAAAAACTGACGTTTGTGTGTCAATAATCTGACCACCGATCAACAGTTCAACCTTCTTAATTTGCCCTTCCCAACCAGCTCGTGTTGTAGAGTCATTGGGTGTGCGGTTGGAAATGTAGACGTGACCGAGCATGTCACCCTTGCGTTCGAAACGCACGGTGGACATACCATTCGTAGAGGGGTTACCCTG